GGAGCATTTGCTCAAAAGCGGCTACCATTGCTGGAATTGGGTCGGGGGTAAGTGATTTTTGGACCTCTGTTGCGTTCCGTAGATCGACAATAGAGGGATAAAGAAGTTCGCTTAGGTGTTTGTAAAGGATGTTCTTGACGTACTTCTTATCAGGTCCAGACGCGGTGATGTGGTATACTTCTCGCTTGGTGTGGTAAGTGAAAACGAGAGTTCCATGGAAGGTGGGGATATGGTCGGGTCCTGATCGATTGAACGTTAGTGAAGTGGTGGTGTGAGCCTCACTTAGTTCATCATACTTATCTTGGACCTCTTTGACCAGGCTGATAAATTCAGGTCCTGGTTTAGGGGTATCGGGAGGAGAAGTTATTTTAATCGTAATATAGGATGCCATTGTTAAGTGGTAGGGGGCTAAACTTGGAGAAATAAAAACTTTTCGTTTGTTAAAATAAATATGGGGTTTGGGTAAAATATTGATAGTTTTTCCGTTTTTGGTAGAATTTTCTATAACATTGTCTGTGCATAACTCGTCGAGAGACGTTAAATTAGCTATACCTATAGTAATTGGGGATTTGTCCCCATACTTGGTATGGCGAATAAAAAAATCATTGGCTTCAGAATATGTTCTAATGGGCAATTTATTGAGGACGTTGCGGACGTTATTTTCCGCAGCTAAGGTTCTAACATCTTTAAGAATAGAGGTAAAGAATTTTTCGTCCCAGAGAGCGGCTTCAAATAAGACTGCTCCCCATTGTTGAATAAGTTGGGTTTCGTCGAGAGACGGCACCCATAGCATGGTTCTAATTATGGATGATTGCTTAAGGCTGGGTTTGACGATGTGGGTAATAGGGTCCATTATAATTTTACGGGACATAAAGGTTTCATCTTCGTCAGCATTTCCTTTACCAGAAGAGGTGGGGGAAAGGCCTGTATATTTATAGAGATCAATAATTTCGTCGGCGGAAGAGAAGTATCGTTTTGACCATCGGGAGAAGTTATCATCTCCGTAGGTCTTAAGGTGAACGTCTGTCATAAAAGATTTAAGGGTTATTTTCTTAAGGTTGTTGTTTTGGTAAGCTTTCATACAGTAAACTA